GAACACGAACTCGCCTTTATGGCTGCCTACATGCGGCGCGCGGGCATGGTGCTCGACGTCGATTACACGACGGACCTGCGGGACCGGCTCGCCGACGAACAGAGCGAATTCGCACGGCGCGCGGCCGAGTACGGCGTAGCCAACGTGAACTCGAATGCGCAGATTTCCGAAGCGCTGCTAGCCATGGGGGAGACCCTGACGGAGCGGACGGCCTCCGGCGCCTTCAAGCTGGACAAGTCCGTTCTGTTGCGGATGGCGGACCTTTCGCTGACGTGGGAACCGCTTGGCGCGCGCGTCGCAAATCCCTTGGCGGTGGCCGTACTTCGCTCCAAGCGGGCGGGCAAGTGGCGCACCACCTACGCGGACACGTTCCTGTCGGAAGTCGACGCCTACGGGCGCATCCACCCGGACATTCGGACGCTGGCAGCGCGCACGGGGCGCATGTCGGTAACGAAGCCTGCCGTTCAGACCCTTCCCTCATCCGATTGGATGATCCGGCGCGCGATGCTGGCCGATCCCGGGCACGTGTTCGTGTCGGTCGACTTCAAGGCGATTGAGCTGCGCGTGTTGGCCGCGCTGGCGGACGTCCGCCGGATGCGCGAAGCAATCGCAGAGGGAAGGGACCTTCACGACTTCACGGCGACGCTGATTTACGGGCCGGATTTCACGCCTAAGCAACGAAAGGTGGCAAAGGTCGGCGGTCTGGGCACGGTCTACGGCGGTGGCGCTGCTGGCCTTTCCCGGCAGTCTGGCGTGCCGTACGCGGAAATGCGGCACATGATGGACACCTACGATGCCGTTTACCCGGAAGTCCGCCGGACGTCGAACCGGTGGCAGCGGGAAGCGCGCCAGAATGGCATGGTCCACATTTCCGTGACCGGTCGGCAGCTTCCCCTTGACCGGGATCGGGCCTACGCGGTGATCAACTACGCGTGCCAGTCGGCCGCCCGTGATTGTCTCGGCCAATCGCTGATCCACATGCGGGAGCGCGGGTTGCTGCCCTACCTCAAGCTGCCGATCCACGATGAAGTGTTGGCGAGCGTTCCGGCGGGCGATGCGGCCGAAATCAGCCGTGAGATTGAGGCTTGCATGACGTTCGACCTGCGCGGGGTGCCCATCGAAGCCGATGCGGAGATCGGGGGTCGTAGTTGGGGCAGCCTGTACGGGGCTGATTTCTAACGGAACGGTAACGGAAACCGTGGCCCCGCGTAGTGCCCCACTTACCCACGGTTCACATACTGACGTCAGTATGTAAAAGATTCGCCAAGCTGGCCCGTAATCTGCTGCCCCGTCATAAAGACGATCTAAGGCGCGGCAGGTTACGGGCCTGTTTCGCGTACGGCGTGTCGCGTGCCCTCGCCATCGTTCGCAAGGTGGATCGGCGGCCCCGTCTTGTAATCGAAACTAAACATCTGTCCCCGCCAGCGGTCCGCGTACAAACCTGACTGTTGTTCAGGTCCGACCGTCCACGTACGTTCAGTGCTCCGCAGCGACACGGACCGATCACCCGAGTCAAGCGACCCGGACTAGGTCGGTCATGTCTTGCGTGGGCACCGCCATGCCTCTGCACGTCCGGGTTACCTCTCCGATCCACCACAGGTAACAGAAACAGCCCGGAGGTTTGGCAATGTCCATGGACGCACTTACCGCGCAGATGCTCGCCGACGCAAAGGCGAACGACATGACCGCGATTACCGAAATCGTCACCATGACCGAGCCGTGGATTCAGTCGCTCGCCCGCAAGGCAGCACCGGCCACGCACGAAGCCGAGACGCGCGAGGATCTGGCGCAGGTTGGCCGCATCGCTGTCTGGGAAGCGGTCAGCCGGTTCGACGGCACCGACCCCGCGCAGTTCGGCGCGTTCCTGCGCAACACCATCTCGGGACAGATGAGTGTCGCCCGCCAGAAGGAAACCCGTCAGGGTGTCAGCCGGGACGTTGCCGCGAAGTTTGAGCGCGCCATCTCGCTGGCCGCTGGCGACCCGTACGCCGCCGAAAAGCTCGCGCAGGACAAGGCAGCCATGGGCGACCGTCCAATGTCCGCAGAGATGGCGTACGCCGCCCGCATCTCATGGATGGGCCTTGACTCGCTGGACAGGCCCGTAGGGGGCTCGGAAGGGTCCTACACGTCGCTCGGTGAGTTCCTGGCGGACACGCTGGGCATCACGGATGAGATGGTCACGGCGGAGGACATTGCCCGCCACAAGCGCACGCAGACTAAGCGGGCCGTTCACCGCACGCTCGGCAAGCTGTCCGACCGGCGCCGGGACATTCTCGCGGCCGATCACGGAATCGACGCCACGATCTACACGGGTGGCCCGGACGTGAGCGATGCGGAACTCGGCGCGCAGATGGGCATTACTGCTGCGAACGTCAAGGCGACCCGCACTAAGGCCATGACGCAGTTCCGCGCGCTGTATCTCGCTGGCGCGTCGCTGTGAAGACGTGCAAGCGCTGTGGCGCGCGCAAGCTGAGCACCGACTACTACGCAGGGCGCGCGGTGTGCAAGACGTGCGTTTGCGCGGAGGTCAAGGCCAAGACTGATCCGGCCGTTAACCAATCACGCTCTCGACGGCACGCGCGTAGCTCTCGGTTCGGCTTGTTGGATTCGGTCGGCTTGGAGTTGCGCGATCGAGCCTGCGACCTGTGCGGCTGCCCTCCGGGAACCTATGAAAAGGCGCACCACATAGACCACTGCCATGAAACGGACGCCGTCCGGGGCGTGCTCTGCACGGTATGCAACACGATGCTTGGCTGGGTTGAGCGTTACAAGTCCGACCCGGCCGCAATTGATCACTACCTGTCCAAGAATGCCGATTACCGCACCGTTGATAGGGAGAGCTGAAATGGTCAAGGTCACTTACGGCACGCGCGAGGGTGGAACGATCGAGTTCACGACCACGGAGACCGGGGTCGACGTGCACACTCGGAACGCTTACGGAGATTCGATTTCCTCCGTCGTACTCCGCAAGGATGAGGCAGCGCTGATCATGGCGATTGTCGTCGCCCAGCAGTAACAGCCAACACACTTCCGGGGCATTCCACGTACTGACGTCAGTATGCGGGGTGCCCCGGTTCGCATGACGAAAGGGAAATGAATGTCTGTCGAAAGCATGCTCGCTACCGCGCAGAAGTACGTAGACGAGAAGTACCGCGAGTCGCCCGGCAACCACACCATCTTCGGCGAGTGGTACGGCGACAACGGCGAGCCGTGGTGTGACCAGTTCGTGAGCTACGTGGGCAACGAGGCGGGCGAGTCGGCCGCCATCGGCAAGTTTCAGTATTGCCCGTCGCACGTGAATCACTTCAAGTCGCTTGGCCAGTGGGGGAGTTCGCCGCGCGTCGGTGCGCTGGTCTTCTATGACTGGGATGGCGATGGTCTGGCCGATCACGTGGGCATCGTGAAGTCGTTCGACGCGAACTCGATTCGCACGCTTGAGGGCAACACGTCCTCCGGCGATGCCGGTTCGCAGGGCAACGGCGATGGCGCCTATGAGCGTGTGCGGCCCCGGAACGGCAACATCATGGGCTATGCCTACCCGGCGTACGCTGCGGGCGCTGCTGCCCCGTCGAAGCCCGCTCCGGCCCCGGCCCCTGCGAAGCCTCCGGCGGTCACGCTGTCCCGTGTCCTGGTGAACTACTGCGAGGGTTCGGACGTCCGTGCCTGGCAGACCTACATGCATGACGTGCGCAAGTGGCGGGGCCTCACTGTCGACGGGAAGTACGGCACGCAGAGCGAGGAAATCTGCAAGGAATTCCAGCGCGACAGCACGGCGCACGGCTACCCGCTCGACGTTGACGGTAAGGTGGGCCCGGCGACTCTGCGCGTCATGCTCACTCGCCCGGTGACTGTCCCGTAGTGCGCCGAATTCGCGCTCTAGCGCTGGCCGTTGGGCTGTTCCTTGCGCTGACTCTTAGCGCTTGTGAGCAGCCCCGGCCGTGCGCCGACACAGAGGTAACGGTCACGTGGTACTACACGATGACCAACGGCCGAATGGTCCAACATCCGATCGTCACTCAGACCTGTGTGAGGTACGCCGATGCCCCAACGCCCAACCACTAACGGTGCGTTGAACACCCGGGCCCATGCCCGCGCCTCTCAGGATGACAGCGGGCGGCCGACGGTGACCCTGCGGTTTTCCCGGTCGCACTTCGGGTCAGAGCTGCACGTCAGCGAGGATGCGGCCCGGTCGCTGCTGGCGGACCTGCGAAGCTACTTTGCCGAATCGGCGGATGCTCCCTATCTGTCGAACTAGCCGTGTGTTACTGTCCGGGGGTCAGTCGTTGAGAGGGAGGGTCGGCCATGGAACACCGGAGTGACTGGCGGTTCAACGTCGCAAGGGTTCGCGGCGCAGAGCCGATCGCAGAGGACGGGGAGATGTTCGTTGATCTCCCGTTCAGCACGACGCTCGGGGACACCCGCGTAGTCCGAATCCCAAAGGCTGACGCCGAATGGATGGCGGTCTACCTGTCGGCAATGGTCCGGCAGATGAACGGAGAGAACGCATGATGATGCACCGCAGGGACCTTCAATTTGTAACCGCGCAGGTGATCACGGAGCACGGGGAACAGACCGCGCAGATCCTGTTCCGGACGCCGCTCGGTGCACCGCTGCTGGTCGGGATCACGGACGCGGACGCGCGGAACCTGCGGGCGTACCTGAACGACATGGCGCGCGGCGCCGGATGGTTGGACGACTAACGGCCCTAGCGGGCAGGCAAACTACCCTGGCTTCGGCCGGGGTTTTTTGCTTTTCCACGTACTGACGTCAGTACGTGGCTGGACAGCGGGGCGGGACGGGTGCTTAACTACTCCCACAACGTAAGAACGAGACAGGGGAGCGGGACAGTGAAGGTCACCACGGTTCGCAAGGCAGACGGAACGTACGACTACCGGCTTAACGGCGTCCGTGGCGGCATCAGCACTCTCACCCCGTGGGGCGCCCGGTACCAGGGTGTTCAGGCGGCCCGCAAGATGGAGACGGAGACCAGCAGCGTGTACCGGATCAAGATGCAGAACGGCTACCTGCCCGGAGAGTACGCCACTAAGGCCGAGGTTTGGGCGGCGGTTCAGGCCACCGACTACGCGGATCCCATTATGGTCGCCGCCGATGGCAAGTTGGTCGCCACATTCCAGTGGCAGAACACCTACGCGCCCGTCCCGTCCCGCACCGACCCCCGCAAGGTGGCTCCGGTGCACGCGCTCTGCAAGTGGCAGGGTGGCAGCTACACCGGCCGGTGGGTGGCAACGGGCGTCGAGCGTGTCCACGATGGGCGGAACCCCTACCTCCGCAAGGCGGCCCGCTAGAGCCCCGCAGGGTCCGGGTGGGTAGAACGGCTCACCCGGGCCCCGTTCGGCCGCTAGAGACCCATCACAGACCCTAGGAGAGATCAGCATGGAACTCGCAGAGACCGGCAAGGTTTGCCAGTACAGCGCAGCGCACGTCATGACGGGTGTCCCGGCCGTCCACGTGCTCAACTGCGGGGTCGTCGGCATGGTGCCCGCGTGCCTCAAGTGCTCGGTTTTCTACCGGAAGTTGCAGACGCAGGATGCCGCCCGCCAAGCCGGTGTGGAGATCGTGCCGAGCGACATTGAGGCCACCTCGGACGGCGAGCTCTTGATCGACGGCATGCCCGCTGACCAGTGGATTGAAGCCATGACCATGGACTGACCGACCAGCACAACCGAAACAGCCTCTCACCTTGACCGGGTGGGGGGCTGTTTTGCGTTCCCGCCTACTGACGTCAGTATGTGACCCACGGGGGTTTACGATTACTTTGCCTAAATACTGACTGCGCAGCGAGACCCGGTGTCAGCAGCCTTGCCAAGCGTTGCCACACAGGCAAGTGTCGCTGTGAGCTGCGTCACTAAGAGTCTGTTAAGGACGTGTTAAGAACCGCTGTTTTCTTGGAAGTTGCCGGGAAACCATGCAGTCGTTTCGATCGCGTGATCGGAACACTCTGTTCACTGTCAGTCTGGACACGTAGTGTGCTCGCACAGGACCGGATCAGACATGAGGCGGGGACAGTGCCTTACGAGGAACCGACGGTTGAAATAGCCGTTGAGCTGCGGGTTCGCAGCGAGGATGGGTCCGGTCGGGTCGAGTGGCGCAGGTGCAGCGCACAACCGCCAGCGCTTGAGTACGTCTACACGCACAGTGATCTGTGCAGCGCAGTTCGTAGCTATGCGGCGCTGGCCGCGCAGGTGGTACCGGCGGGTAAGTATTCCGGCTGGCGCATAGTCGTACATGGCGTTGTTACGCGACGTCTGCTATCGGCGTACGAGTGGGCATGGGACGCGCGTGCGGGTGCCTACCGGCCTGCGGACGTCCCGTGGTGTAGCTGGCCAGCGGCAAGCGTGCTGACCCGCCAGGTGAAGCTAGGTGCCTTGCAGTACCGCGAGCGCGAGTTCCGGCCAGCCGCCGTGTGCGGGTCGTCGCCGACCTGCCTGGCGGGTTACGGAGCGATCGCAGCATGAGCGAGTTAGCAGGCAGCAGAGAACCCCCACCGGTCGGCTTGGCTTCCCTCCGGTGGGGGTTCTGTCTTTGGAGCCGCTACACGCCCGTCTGCGGGCCGTTCTCAGGCTCGGTGGCCTCCGGTACCGGCTCGGCCCCTTCCGGGCTCTGAGCGGGCTCACAGGCCGTGTGCGCGGGCATGTAGTGATCCCGCCCCGGGTGCCCGTCCCCGTGCGAGTCGAAATAGCCGCTCTGTCGCCGATCCCTGCGGGTCACGTCGCCCCTTTCCATTGCTCGGTGGATCATGTCGGCTCGCCGTGCCGCGAGAATGCGTTCCCGCGCTGCCATTCTCTCCGCCGGGTCATCCATTGCGGCCTCCGCGAGGAAACAGGCAGACCTTTGCGTGTCCCTCGCGGCGCATTTTGAGGTCAAGCAGCGCGGATTGGTTTCGCGGTCCGCCGGAGTTCGGGCGCGCCAGCAGCGTTGCGGCCACGCCGTCGTGATAGCGGCACACGGAGCATTCCGTCTGCGCTGTCTGCTGGTCAGTCACGGGCACCGCCATAGGTGCGGTTGTCCGTGGTGGGGAAGTGGCGGGCATGGTAGTCCGCTCGCCGAATGGTCGATGCGCGGTAGGAATCACGCGCTCGCCGGAGTTCTTCCGCCGCTTCCGGTGAGATGTTCGCCGGTCGGGTTTTCTTGGGGGCTGTCTGCACTCTCGGAGAGATGCCGGTTGCCCGCCGATTGCTCGCGGTGCAAGCGACATTCTCCGAAACCGCAGATGGATTCTGCGTACGGTCCGCTTGGGTCATTGTTCGGTTTTTCCACTCTGTCCCGGCCAGTGATCTTGTTACCGGCCGCTCCGATGGGTGTTCACAGAGTAGCGCTGACTGGTCGTCAAGGGCAGACGTTTCGCCCGGTCGAGTGACACCAAAAAGCCCCGGCCGGAACCGGGGCAGATTGGGGGAGTGGGCTACGGCCAGTAGGCGCAGCGCGGGCAGTGGCAGGGCGGCCAGCGGGTTGCCATCATCGGGCCCGGGGTCGGCTCGACCGTGCCGGGTGCGACGTACTCCGGTGTCTCGCTGTGGCGCTGGCCGTCAGGGCTCACGCGGTATGTGCGGATGCTGATCTTGGATGCGGCGGCGTTGTAGTCCATTGGTCTAGGCAACGTGCGCGTAGTGGTCGGCATTCCCGGGCGCGGGTTGGGTCACGAAGACCGCCCATCCCTGCCCGTAGCGGCGCAGGACAACTGCGTAGCCGAGCGATACAAGCCCCATGCGGCGCAGGGTAGTTGCCATGTCGTACAGGGCCGCTACGGCCTCTTTGCGGGGCAGGCACGGGGTTGCCGGTCCGCCGGTGATGGTGCGCTCGGTCATGTCTCGACCGTACGCCGCCATGTCCGGATTGCACCTTACGGTCACGTTGCGATGGCGGGGGCGGGTCATCCTTTAGGACTACGCGGAGTGCGTTTCCGCAGGTCAGAGGCCGTGGGCCCCGTACTCCCTCAACTGATAGAATCTTTGAGTTCTGTCAGATCAGGCACTAGGGTTGCCTCATGTCACTAGGGGTGGTTTCCGGGATGGACGTTCACGCCGCAGTATATGGCCGTCAGAGCAGCGAGCGAGAGAACAAATCCGAAGCGAGCACGGCAACGCAGCGCGCGCGGGGTGTCGAAGAGGCGGAGCGCCGGAACGCAACGAAAATTGAGCTGTACGAGGATCTGGGCATTTCCGCGTTCAGCGGGATTGAGCGGCCCGATTTCGAGCGCATGTTGCGCGACTGCCGCACCGGCAAAGTAAACATGATCGTCGTTTACTACATCAGTCGCCTTTCCCGCCTTGACCCGCTCGACGCAATCCCAATCGTCTCCGAGTTGCTGAATCTCGGCGTAACTATCGTCAGCGTCACGGAGGGCGAATTCCGTAAGGGCAACCTTATGGATTTGATCCACCTGATTATGCGGCTCGACGCTGCCCACAGCGAGAGCAAAAACAAAAGCGTTGCCGTTTCCGGCGCAAAGCGTGCCGCGCGGGAACTCGGCGGATTCACCGGCGGCCGCACGCCGTACGGATTCAAGATGGTTCCGGCGACCCGGTACAACGCCGAGGGAAAGCCGATCGTCATTCAGGAACTCCACCACAATGCCGATGAGGCAAAAGTCATCCGAGACATTTGGGCGACGATCCGCGAGCACCGGAACACGGTTTACGCCCCAACGCAGACACAGACGCGCCACCCCGGATCGCTCACCGGAATTGCGGCCCGGATGAACGCAGCCAAGAAGGTTCCGACGCGCGGCGCCACCACCGGCAAAAAGCAGAAAGACAGCGTGTGGGACACGGTCACCATTACGCGCATTCTGCGTGACCCGCGAATTGCCGGATTCGCGGTCGATCTGATTTACAAGGCGCGCGAGGATGGGCGGCGCAGTAAGAACGTCGAGAGCTACCGCATTCTGCGCGACCCGGAGACCACTCGGCCGATTCAGGCATACCCGCCGATCATCCCGCCGGACGAGTGGTACGAACTGCAAGCCTGGCTAGATACCCGGACCCCGGGCGCTGGGCTTAGCCGGGGAACGTCGCTTCTCTCCGGGCTGGACATTCTCCGGTGCGAGTGCGGAGCCCACATGAGCGCGCACAGCAGCGCCAAGGAATCCAACCGGTCGTATCGGTGCGGTAGGCGACCGGGCGCAATCCAGCCGGGGCAGCACGCTGGCGAGTGCACCGTTAGTCAGCGGGTTTTGGATGAGTACGTGGCGCGCCGGATCTTCGCGCTGATCCAGACCGCAGAGAGCGACCCCGAAACGCTAGACATTCTGTGGGAAGCCACACGGCGCTACGGAGCGGCCCTAGAAGCCCCGGAGCGGGCCGGAGAGCGCGCGGCCCTAGTGGCGGAGCGGGCAGACGCTGTAGCGGCTCTGGATGAGCTCTACGCGACCCGCAAGGCTGGCGGATACCGGGGTGCGCGCGGGGTCGCCATGTTCGTGGCGGAAGAGTCCGAGATGCTGTCCCGCATGGAAGCCGCAGAGGAGCGCATCAGGGGCCTTGAGGCCAACGACACGCCAGCGCTGCCCATCGGCGAATGGCTGCCAGAGGACCCGGGCGCGGACCCGATTGGGGAAGGTTCCTGGTGGCACAGCGCGAGCATTGCCGACCGACGGGCGTTCGTGAAGCTGTTCATTCGCCGGATCGTCGTCCGCAAGGCAGAGCGGCGCGGAATCCACGCATCGGTGGAACGGCGCGTCACAATCGAGTGGAACAGCACCGCGCGCGAAACAGACTGAACGTGTGAGCTGCACCACATAGGGGCCCGGCTACGGTCGGGTCTCTTTGTGTTTGGTAAGGCTTCCCTAACCTCACTCAGGCGCACCGAACCGGCGACGGAACGTGATCAGCGCAGAGATCAGCGCGAGAGCGGCCGGGCGAGGGTCCGCGATTCACCACCGACCGCACCCCCTCTGACCTGCCCCGATAGGTGAAGTGGTGATTTGGTAGACGTTCCTGATCCACATATAGAAAACCTATAGGGTTAGGGGAATTTTCCAAACTCGGCCACTTCGCCACGCGCGCCCCTCTCCGCTGTAGCGCGTTACCTTTCCGATCTACCTAGGTCGCAAGGGGGCGCAGGTCGCGCAACGTCCCACTAAAGAACCATCGGCGGGTGCAGAACCCGCCTCCTTGCCACCACTTCCGCGCACTCCCTAGTGACGATCTCTCCCGTCCGAGGTTTTGAGTAGCGCGGAACATGGCGCGTTTAGCTCAGTCGGTAGAGCACGGCCCCAATCCCGGGAATTTGGGATGCCGGTGGGCGGGTTCGAGTCCCGCAGCGCGCCACATGGCCCGATCATCTAAATGGAAAGATACTGCCTGCCAACGGCGGAAATCCGGGTTCGAATCCCGCAGGGTCCCTAGTACGGTCGACTAAGGCTAAGTCGCTGATCTCACGTGAACTCAGAAATGTGGGCTTTCGAAATCCCACCCGGAATCAGGCATTGAGCGCTGGGACGCAAAGGGGTCTGTAAAATCCCTGCCTTCGGGCTAGACGGGTTCGATTCCCGAGCGGTGCACTAGGACTCATGGTGCAAGAGTCCTATTGATAAACTCGTCACCCGCTCCGCGCGCGTAGTCGCGGCCTCACTTCGCTAGCTCAATCGGTAGAGCGGCGGGCTCATTCCCCGTGTGTTGTAGGTTCGAGTCCTACGCGAAGCACCAGGACCTATGGCGCGGGTCCGAATTAAAAAAGGCGCCAGCCTGCGCGCATGGCCAAACGGCAAAGGCGCCGGATTTAGGTTCCGGTATGTGGGGGTTCGAATCCCTCTGCGCGTACGTGGGTTGATCACCCTTACAGTCTCGCCCGACGGGGTGCATAGGCTGTAGGTCCGTTAGTTCAGTGGCAGAATTCCAGCGCGAAGCTGGCGACGCCGGTTCGAATCCGGCACGGACCCCTCTTCACGTACTGACGTCAGTATGTGACCAACACCAAAGGCGGCACGATGCGCCTACGGTGCCTAGACTGCTCTGCGCGGGCCACACACCGTGGTCGATGCCGCGAGCACTATTCCGCCTTCATTAACGGAGATGCGATGCGCACCCGTTCTAGGCGTTCAGCGACCATTGCGGCAGGCTCCAATGCGGCCGCCCGTAAGCGCGCGGAGATCAGGCGGGACGGATGGGCACATTGCGCCCTCTGCCCGCTGATCGTTCTTCCGTCCGCTGCTGACGTCGACCACATCATCCCGATTGCCTTTGGTGGCGCCGACGTGGACTCGAATATTCAGGTCCTCTGCCGTCCGTGCCACAAGCGCAAGACGCGCCAGGAATTCGGGCATCAGACACCGCCTTTCTAGGAGGGTTGCCATATGACTGCGCCAATATGCCGGGCTTGCAGCTCGGATGCCGTAGTGCAGTGGCAGCGCCGTCCCACGGAGGCGGAATTCTCCGATTTGCTCGCCACGGAAAACGCGCGGCGCGAGATGCTTACCATGCTGGCCGATCCGGCTAACCCTCCGGATTTCGGCGCGCTGCCTACGGTGGGCAGTACCTTACTCACCGTTCCCGCATGCGCGGTGCACGCGATTGGCCTAGAGCTAGCGGCGCATATTCATGGCGCGTCTTGCACTGCACCGCCCGCATGTAATTGCGCGCCAGAGGTAATTCCGCCTAGTGATTCCGGCGCTGGCCCTGTCGGTGCGGTAATGCCGCCCGGATGGGTGACTTAATGCCACGGCGACCCTGCCTTGATTGCGGGGTGCTCACTGGGAATTCCTCCCGCTGTGATCTGCATCAGGCCCGGCTAATGGCCAGGATGAATAAGGCGCGCGGCAGTTCCACGCAGCGTGGATATGGTAGCCCGTGGAGAGTAATAGCTAAGAGGGTACTCAGTGAATGGGTATCCACTAATGGTTACCACTGTCCCGGCTACCTCATCCCTAGTCATTCATCCACTGATCTAACAGTGGACCATCTAGTACCAAAGAAACTAGGTGGCAGCGATGATCCGTCGAACCTCTCTGTGCTGTGTCGTAGCTGCAATGCTCGAAAGGGCAGTAGCACACGTTAGCCCCTCTGTCTAATCGGACATTGGGTGCATACACAGGCATAGGGGGGCAGGGGAAAGTCGTTAGGATAGGCAAGCTTGGACCCCGGCCCCCTGGAAACGGGCACACCCGCGAAAGTACGACCCCGGGGGTTTGGCCACAAAATTTATTTTTCTCGGGGGTGATCGGCCATGGCGATGGGTCGCCCGCCGGTTCCGGCCGAGCGAAAGCGCAAGCTAGGTAACCCCGGCAAGCGGGACCTACCCGACGTTGCCTCTGTACGGCCCGTGGAGCCGGTTGTAACGGCCGTTCCCCCGTCCCTTGGACCGGAGGGCGCAGAGCTGTGGCAGCGGGTCACAGAGGGCGCTGTGTGGCTCGCCGAGACTGACCGCCCCGTGCTCCTGCTGCTGTGCGAGAAGACCGACCGGCGTGCTGAGTTCCGCGCGCTGTTGGACGAGTCCTCGCCCGTGCTGTTCACGGACAAGATGTACGCCTATGCGAATCCGCTGGTCGGCATGCTGTCCACCATTGAATCCGAAATCGCCAAACTCTACGGCGCAATCGGCCTTACTCCGACCGACCGAACCCGAATGGGGCTAGCGGAAGTCAAGGCCAAGAATGCGTTTGAGGAGATGATGGCAAAGCGCGCAGACAGGGGCTAGGAATGCAGCGGCCCCTATTCCTCACGGACGTTTCGCCAGAGGATATCGCGCGCGGTGATGGCGGGGAATTCCTAAACTTCACGCAGTTTCTGCGGGTGACTAAGGATTCCGTCGGCGGTTCCGCTGGCGAGCCTATGATTATGCGCGATTGGCAGTCGGATATGGTCCGGCGGCTTTTCGCCCGCAAGGCTGACGGCCGACTAAAGCACCGACAGGCGCTAATCGGCGTGCCGCGAAAGAATGGCAAGAGCGCCCTAGGCGCCGGTATCGCGCTGTACGGCCTAGCATTCGGCCCGCGCGGTGGTGAGGTCTATTCCTGCGCTGCGGACAAAGAACAGGCGCGGATCGTCTTTGGCACGGCTAAAAAGATGATCGAGATGGAGCCGCAGTTTTCCGGTATGTTCAAAACGTACCGGGATGCTATCGAGCTACCGGCGACCGGATCCGTGTACCGGGTTCTCTCGGCCGAAGCCTTCACCAAAGAGGGTCTGAATCCGCATCTCGTTCTGTTTGATGAAGTCCATGCGCAGCCAAATCGTGAGCTATACGACGTCATGGCGCTTGCGACCGGTGCCCGCCTAGAGCCGCTTATGGTCGGCATCACTACCGCTGGCGTCAAGTCGGATTCGTCCGGCGGCGACTCGCTGTGTTACGGCATGTGGCAGTACGGCTGTCAGGTAGCCTCCGGCGAGATTGACGACCCGTCGTTCTACTTTGAGTGGTGGGGCGCGCCGGAAGAGTCCATCCACACGGACGCCGAATGGTGGGCCAGCGCGAATCCCGGCTACGGCGATATCGTCAGCGCCGAAGACTTCCATTCCGCTGTTCTGCGGACCCCGGAATCCGAGTTCCGTACGAAGCGGCTTAATCAGTGGGTTAGTTCCGCGCAAACGTGGCTACCGTCCGGCACGTGGGACGAGTGCACCGACGAATCCGTGACCATTCCGGATGGCGCCGAGGTGGTTTTGGGATTCGATGGATCCTACAACAACGACAGCACGGCGCTAACGGTCGTCTCCTGCCCACGTACTGACGTCAGTATGCCGCACGTCGATGTGGTGGAATGCTGGGAGAAGCCGCGCGACGCGTCCAACACGTGGACCGTGCCGATTCTCGACGTTGAGGACGCCATCCGGCAGGCTTGCCGCCGCTGGCAGGTACGCGAAATCGTCTGCGACCCCTACCGCTGGGCCCGCACCTATCAGATTCTTGAATCAGAGGGTCTGCCGGTGGTCGAGTTCCCGCAGAGCCCGCAGCGAATGATTCCGGCAACGACCCGGTTTTACGAAGCGGTCATGAACAAGTCGCTGACGCACTCGGGGGATAAGCGGCTCGCCCGCCACCTGTCGAACTGCGTCGTGCGCACCGATCAGCGCGGCTCGCGTCTCAGTAAGGACGCCAAGGGAAGCCCGCGCAAGATTGACCTAGCGATTTCCGCCGTTATGGCGCTCGACCGCGCTTGTGTGGAGCCGGAACCCGAACCGGACGTGAACTTTTTTCACTGGGATGACATTTAGGGAGGTTGTATGCGCGCGTTTCTCCGCGCTGTCCGAAAGGCCACCCTCCTTATCTGTGATCTCGGCGGAGTGCTTTGCATTCTCGCGGCACTCGGTTGGGCCCTGAACGGCCCCATAATCCTCGGACTCATCGGCGTATTTGTGCTGCTGGTCGGTTGGGCGGTTGAACGATGGGCCTAATTTCCCGCCTAGAGAAGCGGCTTTTCGCCCCGTCCGGCGCGGGTGACCCGTGGTCGATTCCGTCGAACGGCTCGCTTTCCGCTGTCACTACGGCTGGCGTGCCGGTCACGGACGATTCGGCTATGCAGCTCATTGCCGTTGCGGCTTCGGTTCGCATTCTGGCTAGCAGCGTGGCGGGTCTGCCGTTCGATGCGGTCCGGTCTGACGGAGCGATCCGCAGGCCGATTGACCCGCCACCGGCAATCATTGCCGACCCGTTCGGCGGTGCCGCTGACACGCGAATGTTCACGCGACGTGCGGGCATGTCTCAGATGATGGTTTCTCTCCTGCTGCGGGGCAACGCTTATGCGCTTGTCCTGTCACGCGATAAGTTCAACCGCCCCTCCCGACTGCGGGTCCTGCACCCCGACCGCGTGAAGTGCGAGTTTGATGCCGACGGCTACCGCCGGTATGAGGTGAACCGGGTGCCTGTCGACGCGCAGGACATGGTGCACCTTATCGGCCTGTCGTTCCCCGAATCACCCACGGGCATGAGCGTGATTTCCTACGCTCGCAACGCCATCGGGTTGGGGCTCGCAGCAGAGGAGTTCGGCTCGCGGTTCTTCTCGAACGGCGCGCACATGACCGGCTATGTGTCGGTGCCTGGCGACATGACCAGCGAGGGTGCGCGCACTCTCAAGGAGAATTTCGGTTCGCGTCACGCGGGCTTGAAGAACTCCCATACGGTCGGTGTTCTGACCGGCGGTGCGGAGTGGAAGCCGATTTCCGTAACCCCGGAAGATGCGCAGTTCCTTGGCACGCGCGCGGCGCAGAATCTCGACGTGGCCACGCTGTTCGGTGTCCCGCCGCACCTGTTGGGGCAGATGGACAAGACAACGTCGTGGGGTACCGGCATTGAGCAGCAGGGCCTAGCATTCCTCGCCTACACGCTGTCCAACTGGATTGGCATTTTTGAAGACGCATGGTCGGCGATGCTCGGCCGTGGCGTTTCCGCGCGGTTCAACGTCGATGCGCTGTTGCGCACGGATGCGGCCGGTCGGTACGCGGTCTACGGTTCGGCGCGCAGCGCTGCAATCCTGACCACCAACGAAATTCGGGCGCTTGAGAATTATCCGCCCGTCGATGGCGGGGACGATATTGCTGCCCCGCTGAATTCCAACGTAAAGCCCCTCAAGGATGTTGGGGCCGGTGCATCTGCGCCGAAGGCAGACGCTTTGGGGGCGGTACTGTGACCGATCTAGCAACCCGCGCCCTGCGGCGCAACGTTCCCGAGCTACGGGCCATGGCCTTTCGGGACGTCGACCTGTCAGCGACGGACGCGAACACGCTCACCTTTCGCGGATATGCCAGCGTGACCGAATCTCCTTACGAGATTGAGGACATGTTTGGCCCCTATCAGGAAATCATCCGCTCCGGTGCGTTCGCCAAGACGCTTTCGGATGGCGCCGACGTGCCTTTCAAGGTCAACCACGATGGCATGACGCTGGCCCGGACTAAGTCGGGAACCATGCGGCTTGCGGAGGACTCGACCGGGCTGCACGTCGAAGCTGACCTAGACCCCCGGCAGACCGCCGTTCGGGACCTACAGGTAGCAATGGACCGTGGCGACGTTGACGAAATGTCGTTCGCGTTCCGCGTGATCCGCCAGCAGTGGAGTCCGGAGTACGACCAGCGCGATATCACCGAGGTTTCCCTACACAAGGGGGACGTTTCCGTGGTCAACTACGGCGCGAATCCGGCCACGGCGGGCGCCAACATGCGGGGCCTTGACGCTGCGGACCTACTCCGCCACCTGTCGGAGGACGATCTCCGCGCCGCTGTCGCTCGGCTCGACGCTTCGAAGCCCGTTCCCGATCTTTCCCTGTACGGGGCCCGCCTACGGGCTCTGCACGCCTAACCACATACTGACGTCAGTATGTGACCCGCCCGGTTTACGCCGGACCTACGCCGGACCGCGCAAGCGGCACCACCTAGGGGCCACCTAATGAAGTGGCGGGAGTTTCGACAATCCCTAGGATGGATTCCAAAATGGATAAGCGCGCACAGATTGCTGACCTAATCGCCAAGCGAAAGGCAGCGTCCGACGCTCTCTCGACTCTGGTCGACACCGCCCGTGCCGAGTCTCGTTCCCTTACCGACGCAGAGGCGGCCGATTTCGACCGTGGCGAGGCCGAGGTTCGGGAGTTCGACGCCAGCATTTCCGCGCTGGACGCCGCGATTCGCGCCGATGAGGCTGCGGCCGAGGTTGCCCGCCGGTATTCCGGCTCGATCGTCTCCGTCACCAGCGAGCCGGAGATTTACCGCTCCGGTCCGGGCGGCCGGTCCTACTTCCGGGACCTTCACCTAGCCCGTGCCAAGGGTGACCGTGACGCCATCGACCGTCTAGCCCGTAACGACCGGGGCCGTGCCGCTGATCTAGAGAAGCGTGCACTCTCGACCGCGAACGGGGCAGGCGGTGAATTCGTTCCGCCTCTATGGCTAGAGGATCAGTTCATCAAGCTAGCTCGGCCGGGCCGCATCACCGCGAACCTGACCCCGAATCACCCGCTGCCGCCCGGTACTGACTCGATCAGCATCCCGAAGGTTGCGACCGGCGCCGCTGCTGCGGTTCAGGCGACGCAGAACAGCGCCGTTCAGCAGACCGACCTAACGACTACGTCGATCAACTCGACCGTCACCACCATTGCCGGTGGCCAGACTGTCTCCCTACAGCTGATCGAACAGTCGCCGCTGAACATTGACGACATTGTGCTTTCGGACCTGGCGGCCGATTACGCGCAGAAGTTCAACAGTCTCGTCCTCACCGGTTCCGGTGCCGCTGGCCAGCCCACCGGCATTCTGACCCTCGCGGGTACCAACGCGATTGCCTTCACTCAGGCTTCGCCGACCGTGGCGCAGCTCTACAGCGGCGTTGCGAACGCGATTCAGCAGATTCACACGAAGCGGTTCCTGCCGCCGGACGTGATCATCATGCACCCGCGCCGTTGGGCGTGGATCGTCGCGGCCGCTGACTCCGCCGGTCGTCCGCTGGTCACCCCGAACGCGCAGAACCCGATGAACAGCGCTGCCAGCATCGGCGGTGAGGTTGTCTCTCAGGGCTTCGTGGGCACCATGCAGGGTCTGCCCGTCTACGTTGACGCGCTGCTGCCGACCAACCTCGGTGCGGGCACCAACCAGGACACCGTGATCGTTGCTCGCATGGCTGATCTGATGCTTTGGGAGGGCAACGTTCGCGCGGAGGCTTTCCCGCAGACCTACGCGAATCAGCTTTCGGTTTTCGTGCGGCTCTACAACTACATGAGTTTCCAGCCCGCCCGTTACCCGGCGTCCATTTCGGTGATCAGCGGTACCGGCCTGGTCGCTCCGACTTTCTAAGCTAGCTAGGGGTGCCCGTGTCTCTCATTTACTTCTCTGGGCAGGACGTTGGCCTTACGGTCACTGTCTTGGACGACACGGGCGCCCCGGCTAGCGGGTCTGTAGCGGTCTCTGTGGCTGTCACAGACCCGACCGGGGCCGTCACCTCACCCCCGACGGTTTCGGCCGGTAGCGGGGCGTACAGCGCCGTTGTAGCGGGTGCTGCGGCCCCGGGCGTCTGGCGCTACCGCTGGACAGCGACCGGAACCGGTGTCGGGTTCGTCAGCGAGGGTCAGTTTCAGGTCCGCCCGGTGGGCATTGAGCAGCTAGTCGACATGGCCAGCGTCAAGGCGCACCTAAACATCCGGCAGGACGACACGCGGCAGGACGCGGAGCTACAGGGTTTCATCCTTGCCGCTGCCGACTTGGCCCGTTATCACTGCGGGCCGTTCCTCCCCGAGGTTCACACGCAGTTCTTTGACGGGGGAGTGCCGGTCATCGTGCCGGATTGGCTGCCGCTGGCCTCCGTGCTGAGCTGCACCGAGTATTACGGCCTAGCCGGTTTCGTGCTGACGGAACAGCCGCTAGACGCGCAGATGAACGCGTTTGCTTACAGCGTGGACTACACGACGGGGCAGATTTCCCGCCGGGCCATGGGTGGCAATGTGGCGTTGTTCGCGTTCGGCGAGAAGAACATCAAACTTACCTACACTGCGGGCCGCGCAGGGGACGTGCCGTATTCCGTCCGCCTAGGCACGCTCGAACTGATCCGCCACCTATGGCAGATGACGCAGCAGGGTGGGCGGCCGAAGTTCGGCGGTTCCGGCTACGGCGACGACGGCCCGAACATTCAGACCGGGTTCGCGCTGCCTAACCGCGTGATCGAACTGTGGTCGGCGAATCGAAGGGGCCCGGGTATCGCGTGACCATTCCCAGCAGCACCACAACCGCCGTGCGGCAGTACCTGTTTGATCAGCTTACGGCCGCGCTGACCCCCGATCCGCTTTACAAGGATTCCGGGCTGATCGTCTGTTTCGACACTCCCGGTCCCGACCAGGAAGACGACATTGTTTCCGTCGGAAAGGTCGAGCGGGAGATCAAGGCCACTGCCGTAGTCGGCGGGGGCGGGGCCGGATGGCTTGAAGAACGCTACTCGGTAACGATCACGTTCGACGTGTACCGGGGCGGGGACGACGCGCAGGCCGTTTACTCGCGTGCGCAGTTCCTCGCTGATGCGGTTATCGCCATCGTACGAACGGACCCGTCCCTAGGCGGCCTGGTGCTTATCTCCCACCCGTCCCGGCATTCTTCGGAAGTCGATTGGGACGAAAACCATCTGGGACGACACTGCACGGCCGAACTCGATATCGAGTGTTTCCAGCGCATCTAGTCACGTACTGACGTCAGTATGTGGGGAGTCTCATGCCTCTATTCCAGTACAACGGCGACGACGAACGGTATTACCCGTCGCTCTCGCTGACCGTCACCCCCGGCACTACCGCCGAACTTACCGAGCTGCCGACCGACGGCCGCTGGTCGACCGCTGGCGCGGAACAGCCTGCGCTACCCACTGCCCCGGAAGGTGGTAACTAATGGCTGCTAAGCCCTCTGCCCTAACTACGGTCGGAATCGCCAAGGAAACCGTTGCCGGTACTCCGGTTGCCGCTACCGCCTTCATTCCGTCCGGCGCACCCACGCCAAAGGACGAGGTAAAGCTGATCGTTGACAAGGGTCTGCGCGGCAGCATGGTGGACGACTACGGCGAGACTCCGACCGTTCGCCACTCGACCTTTGATTTCGGCGGCGACGTCTTCCCGGACGTGATCGGCTGGCTTCTAACCGGCGTGCTCGGCGATATCACCACTACCGGAGCATCGGCCCCGTTCACGCATAACATTTCCGTCCTGAATACCGGCAATGGTCAGCCTCCGTCCTACACGCTGACCGACAATTACGCGGTCAACACTCGGCAGTATCCGGGTGCGATGTTCAGTGATCTGGATATCAAGTTCAGCGGCGACGGCCTACTGACCTACACGGCCAAGGCTGTTGCTTACGGTTCGATGACCACCACGGCGCCGACTGCGAGCTACACCAGCGCCCCGGCCGTTCCCGCCTACGTCGGCACCATTTCCATTGGTGGCTCCGGTGCGCTGTCTGTCATGGATGGCGATATCTCGATCAAGCGGCCCGTTACCGTCATTGACACCGTGGACGGCTCGCAGAATCCCTACGCGCTGTGGGCAGGCCCGGTTTCCGTGTCCGGCAAGCTGACCCTTGTCATGGAAGACGAGACGCAGCTAACCAACTACCTCACGGGCGTCAACCCGGCGCTAGACATGACGTGGACGCAGGGCGCTGCCGCGACCCTCACCACGGTTCAGCTCCACATGTCGAACGTCGTTTATCAGTCCGCCGAAATCGGGCGCGGTAAGGACTACGTCGAACTAGCTGTCTCGTTCAACGCCAAGGCAAACGCCACGGACGTTGGAGCATCCGGCGGTTTCTCGCCGATCAAGGCCACCATTAAGAACGCGATCACCTCGGGGACGTACAAGTAATGCAGCATCTCACCCTTCCCTCCGGCGCCACTGCCGACCTGCGCGACGTCGCCGACGTTACCGAGCGAATGCGGCGCCCTGTCAAGCGGCTACAGGCCAAGCTGACCGCCATTCCCGAGTTTGCCGTTGCGGTCCGTGACGCGCAGGCTGCCGAGAAGTCGGCCGATGGCGAGCTAACCCCCGATCAGCAGATCGAGATTGCGGCTGGTCTAGGCGCCGCGTTCGACGTCCTAGAGGATCTGAACGACGCGCTGTGTGCGGCTCTGGTCGCCGGTTGGTCGCTCGGCTTTGCCGTCAGCGCGGACGCGATGCAGGATCTTCCCGGCCGGGACCTAGACGCGCTTCGTAAGGCGTGTGGCCCGTTCCTCGCCGAGCTGAACCCGGATTTTGAGCCGTCCCCGGCTGCCGATTCCCCTACCGCGCCCTCTATCGCCTAAGCGGGGCCCTAGAGGGGAAATTCTCCTACTCGGCCGACCAGCTACCGACGGAGGAATACCGGACGTACCGTCTATGCACGATGCTCCGGTGTCCTCCGTCTGCGCTGGAAAACGAATCGGCCGTAACGCTCGATTGGCTTCTCGCTGTTGAGGATGCCGTGAACCGCGCGAAGCGCAATCTAGAAGAGGCGGCGGCCCGTGGCTAGGCCCCTAGTTGATTCCCGCGAAGCCCGAATAGAGCTAGCCCGCATTGAGAAGCGGGTCAACTACGCGACCATTTACGCACTCAAGCGGGTGCAGACCTTGACTCGCGCGTCCATCCGTTCCGGCATGCGTGGCAAACCGCGCTGGAATCGTCGCGGTAGGTCAGCGGCCACGGGCCCCGAGGTGGTCCTAGAAGACATGCCGAAGCACCGTCCGCGCTCCGGCGGTCCCGGCAAGTTCACGGGCACGCTGATTAGCTCGATCCGCAAGAGTAAGCGGCCCCGCCGTGTCGGCGATGAAGGCTACTCCGCTGTCGTGTTCGGCGGCGGTTACACGCAGGGTGGCGTCAACAAATACAAGCGCAAGGTTGAAAAGGATACTCCCTACTTTGTGCCGGGCGTTCGCCGCGCGGAAATGAAGATGGAGCCTGTTTGGCGCGCAGCCTACGCAAAGGCAACGAAGACTCGCAGATAGGGGGTAATTCCCATGGGTTCTCTACCCCCGGTATTCATCGAATTTCTCGGCCTAGACGGCGGATTCAAGAAAACTGCGGCCGGTGTCAAGACCGAGCTAGCAGCGGTCGGCGCAAAGGGCACCACCCTTGCGAAGCTAGGCGCGATTGCCAAGCCTGCGCTGCTGGGCATTGCGGGCGCCGCTGTTGTGGTGGGTGCCAAGACAACCCACATGGCGGCCGACTTTGAAACGGCTATGACCCGCGTCCGGACCGGTGCGGGCGAGTCAGCGGACAACATGGGGCTAGTTTCCCGTGGCGTGCTGCAAATGGCCGGTGAAGTCGGCAAGTCCACTAAGGAACTTACGGCCTCCCTCTATACGGTCGAGTCCGCCGGTTACCACGGCCAGCAGGGTCTAGACGTCCTGCGGGTTGCGGCAATGGGTGCAAAGGTCGGTGCGGCCGAACTTCCGCCCGTGGCCGATGCGCTGACGACCGCCATGAACGCGTTTAAGGGGTCGAACCTCTCGGCCACCGACGCAATGAACGGCCTCATTGCGACCGAAGCGAACGGCAAGACGAACCTAGAGGCGCTCGCCGGTTCTATGTCGAGCATTCTGCCGGTTGCTGCTGCGGCCAAGGTTGGCTTTAACGAAATCATGGGCGCCATGGCCACCATGACCGCGCAAGGCACCACGGCGGACGTTTCGGCGACCTACCTGCGGCAGACCATCGGGCAGCTTTCCAACCCGTCCGCAAAGGCTGCACAGGAAATGCGCGGCCTCGGCCTGAACGCAACGCAGGTCGCGCAGGATCTCGGCAAAAAGGGTCTAGCAGCGACGCTGACCGAACTCACTGACGCGATTCAGTCCAAGATGGGCCCGGCCGGAACCGTCATTGTCGACACGCTCCGAAAGGCGTCGAGCAACACCGACGAATTCCAAAAGGCGTTGGCGAACCTCAAGCCCGCCGAACAGACGCAAATTGGTGCGCTGGCCACCATGGTCGGCGGAACTAAGTCGATGATGGGTGCCCTACAGCTAACCGGCGTCCACATGAAGGATTTTCAGTCCAACACCAAAAAGGTCACGGAGCAAATCGCGGCCGGTGGCGGCAAGATTGAGGGTTGGGCGGACGTCCAGAAGACTTTCAATCAGCGGATGGCGGAATCCAAGGGCAAGTTTGAAGCGCTCGGCATTTCCATCGGGCAGGACCTTATGCCGGTGGCGTCGAAGTTCGCGGATTGGCTCGGCACCGCTGCCGGATTCCTCGCCAGCAACAAGCTCGCGCTAGAGGCGTTCGCGGTCGGCATGCTGGCGGTAACGCTCGGCCTCACAGCAGCTAGCATCGCGTCGTGGTCATTCACGGATTCGCTGCTGGCGTCGCCGATCACGTGGATTGTGGTCGGAATCGTCCTGGTCGTTGCCGCGCTCGCGCTGCTGATTTCCCACTGGCGCCAGGTTTGGACGTGGATTAAGTCCATCTCAAAGGACGTCCTAGATTGGCTGGTCGGTGCCTGGCACTGGCTGGCCAGCGAGACGGCCTCTGTGTGGCACTCGATTTCCGCCGGAATCGCGTCGGCTTGGCACGCTGTGGCGGCGTTTTTCGCGTCTGCCTGGCACGCTGTGGCGAATCCGATTGTGGCTGCCTGGCACTGGATTGCAAATACCACGTCCGCTGTCTTTGGCGCAATCGCCGGATTTTTCCGGAAGTGGTGGCCGCTGCTGCTGCTGATTTTCATGACGCCGATTGCGCTGCTGATCGGCTTGTGGAATCACACGCACGTCTGGATTGCGAATACCGCGAAGTCCATTTGGGGCGGAATTGCTTCGTTCTTCTCGTCCATCTGGAATTGGATTTCCGGCGTAGCGCTAGACGCGTGGAATCTGATTTACCAGTACGTGATCATGCCCACAAAGGCGCTGGGCTCCGGGCTGATGCAAATCTGGAATGCAATTGCCGGATGGCTCGGTTCGGCGTGGAATTGGGTCGCCGGTAAGGCTGCCGCCGCGTGGAATCTCGTCTATCAGTACACGATTTGGCCGCTCGGTCAGCTACTCGCGTGGATTGGCCGGTGGATTTCGCAGCTCGCTTCGTGGTTCGCCAGTGGGTTCAACAGCATTCTTGGCTTTCTGCTGAATCTCGGCGGCCGGTTTATCAGCGTGGGCGAGTCGATCGTCTCCGGCATCGTGCGCGGTCTGACCGGTGCCTGGCACTGGCTGACTGACAAGGTGCGCAACCTGGCTAACGATGCGCTAGGCGCCGCTAAGTCCGTGCTGGGCATTAACTCGCCGTCCCGAGTCTTTGCGAATGTGGTCGGTCGGGCGATTCCGGAAGGTATTGCGGCCGGTGTCGAAAAGCACGGCACTAAGGCACTTGCCGCTGTCCGCAAGCTAGCGGGCGCGACTACCGGCGGCATCGGCGCCTTTGAGCCTGCGTTCGCGGGCGGTCCCGGTGCGGTCAGCGGGGGCGGGCAGATCGTCCGCCACGAAACCCACGTTCACGTAACGGTGCAGGGTTCCGTCACGGCGGACCGCGACCTAGCGAACACGATTCAACGCGTGATGCTCCAAAAGGGCGCGCGCAACAGCACCACGTACACGCCTTTCCGGCGCTAACCGGGGGTCGGGTCACGTACTGACGTCAGTATGCGGCCCGGCCCCGCCCTAGGGGGTCACGATGGCAGTAAATCCCAACTACCCGAACAGCGAGCTAGGTTGGGGGCCGCTGAACAACGCCGGTTCCGGTGCGATCCCGCTGGATAGGTATGTGGGGCTGTCGAACCGCACCCTAGGCAGCATCGGCGCGGACCGGGGTCGGCAGTATGAGCTAGATCAGCCGCAGGCTGGCACGCTGAATGCCGCTCTGCGCAACGATGATGGGGCACTCGACCCCACGAACAGCGCAGGCCCGTGGGCGAACCGCATCGCGCCGTATCAGCCTTTCCGGATGCGGATGCAGTACCCGCCTACCGCGAACCTCCTACTGCCCGGTCAGTCGACCTGCGGCGACGGATACGCAACCGGCGCCATTCCCGCCGCGCTGGATATCTTCTCGACCTGCGACCCGTCCGGCGGACAGATCGTCAACAGCGCGACCGCCTACCAGGGTTCGAACGTCTTTCAGTTCGCGGTGGGTGCGGGCAACGCGTCCGGCTCCACTGTGGCGTGGACAAAGCTAATGGCCGGAAAGCCTGGCGTCACGTACACGGTGCAGATGCGCGTGCGCAACATCACGCCGAGCACGTCTCAGAGCGTCAAGGCGCGAATCTCCTACTACAACAGCGCGGCAAGCGTCGTGAGTCAGTACGGCTCGCCCGTAACGCTGGTCGGTTCGGCAACCGCATCATGGTCGCTGATTCAGTTCACGTACACGCTGCCCGCCAACACGAACGCGATTCAGGTTGGCTGGTCGGTCAACTCCACTTCGGTCGCGTGCACTCTACAGATGGACGCGTGGCAGTTTGAAGAGGGTAGTACGGCAACAGCGTGGGGCGCGGCTTCCCCGTGGTATCCGATTTTCGCGGGCTTTGTCGAGCGGTGGCCGACCGAATGGCGTGACGCCGGTACCTTCGGTGTCGTTTCGCCTACTGCTGTCGACGCGTTTGCGCTGCTTTCTCAGAAGCAACTGAGTGACCCGCTGACGGAGGAAATCAACCGGCGCAACCCCCGCTTCATTTACAAGCTGAATGACCCGCAGGGGTCGACCAGCTTCGCCGACGCTACCGGCACCTACCCGCCCGTTTCGGTCGGTGTTTCGAAGTACGGCGCGGGGGTGATCACTCCGGGAACGACTCCGACGGCCACCGACCCGGTTGGGGGTCTGTTCACGGGCGTTGACGGCACAGTGACGAACATTGCGAATGCAAACTCGGGAACTAGCGCCCTCTCGGCCGCTTCGTTCATCGACTTCACGACCGCCGGAATCACGGGCCCGGCAAACTCCAATGGGATTTGGACGCGCGCAATCGCGTTCCGGTACACGGGTCCTATGCCAGTATCCGGTCAGGCCGCTGTCATTTGGTCGAACTTCGATAACAAGCGAGTGAACGACTACCCGGCCGGATCCCGCATTACGATGTTCCTTGGTGACACGGGAGTGCCCACGCTGGCGCTGTATGGCCCGACTGCTGCGGCGCAGATCGTCCGCGCGAACGGATCATCGTGCGTCGATGGAAATTGGCACCTGGTCATATTCGGGTACAGCTCGGGTACGTCGCAGATTCTAATTTCCTTGGACGGCAATACCGCTGCCTACATCGGCGGTGTGTCCACGACGGTAGTGCCTAAGAACCTCGTCAGCGACGCTATCGGCGCGTGGGTCGACCCCGGAAGCGGCAACGGCACGATTCAGACTTTCTCGGGAGATGTGTCGCTCGCTGTCGAGTGGCCTACGTTCGCCGGAGCGAACGACATTACGGCGCTCTACTCGGCGTGGAAGCGGTCACTAGCCGGAGAGTCCACAGCGGCCCGGTACGCGCGCATTCTTGGGTGGTCCGGGTACACGGGTGCCTCTAGCATCTCCGGGACCGTCACAACCGCCATGGGGCCCTTTAAGGGCAACACTGACGCGCTCTCTGCGCTGCAAGGCGTAGTCGACACCGAGAATGGATCGCACTTCGTTGCGGGCGACGGAACGGTGACGTTCACCGGCCGGGGGACCCGCTACAACGCGACTTCGCCCGTCTGGACATTCGGCGAGCGAACCGACCTAGGCGAGTTTCCTTACGATGAACTGACGCTCGACTACGACTCGACGCACCTAGCGAACTACGTAAACGTTACGCAGGACTCGACGGGACAGATTTTCAGCGCCACGGACGCGACCAGTGCGGCAGCGTATTTCCCGCGCAGCATGTCCCGCACGGTCAATGCGGCCAGCGGGTTTGAGTGCCAGGATGCGGCCGATTACCTCCTTAGCCGGTACTCAAAGCCCGCCGTGCGGATCACTTCCATGGTTCTGAACCCGGGCGCCAATCCCGCGCTGTGGCCCGTCTGTCTGGCGCTGGAACTAGGCGCGCGAGTGCGGGTCATGCGTCGTGCGGGTGCCGCTCCGGCGATGCAGCTTGAATGCTTCGTGGAGCATCTGCAATGGGGCTTCTCAGACCAGAATGAGGCGACGCTGACCGTTCAGTGCTCGCCCGTCGATCCGGTCCCGTACGCGGTTTTCTCGGCGTTCCACACGACACTGAGCACCAGTGTTTCGGCGGGCGCATTCGGGTTCACTATCAACGCCCCGACCGACAACACGAATCAGCTTGTCTCGCAGATCAGCGTAGGCACAAAGCTAACGCTAGATATCGGCACGGCTAATGAGGAAACCGTCACGGTAAACGCGGTCGGTACAACGGCCCCGGGGTGGACTACCGCCACGATTGGGTGCGGGCTCATGAGCAAATCGCATGCGGCTAACGCGCCGGTTTGTGAGGCACTTCCGACGGGCGTCACCGACCCAACGAAGTGGAACGCGAACGGGACGTTCGACAGCGCGTATATCAGCTACTAGCCGTAACCGGCATCGGGTGCGCAATGTCCGTTTTTGGACGGTTCACCCGGTGCCGGCCTCGGCCCTCACCTATACGGAGAGTCACACTTGACGAACCTTCCCGTGCCGGTTCCCGCGCAGGTCGCAACCGGCAATTTCATGACTGCCGCGCTGTGGAACGCGAACATTTACAACGGAATGAATTTCCTACTGAATCCGCCGATATTCAGCGGATATCAGGTCGGCGCGCAGAGCATCGCCGCTAACTCTTGGACGTCCCTAGCGGTAGACACAACCATTGTCGATTCCTACGGCGGCCACAGCAACACGACCAACAACTCCCGGTACACAGCGCAGGTCGCCGGTTGGTATGCATGCTCGGGCATTATCTCGTTTCTTTCGAACAGCACGGGATTCCGCGCCGGTCGATTCCTGGTCAACGCCACGGTTGGCATTGCGACCGACACGTACGTGCAGCCGAACGCCTACGGCGGATCCCAGACCATTTACGGTGTGCCGACCCGGCAGCTCTACCTAAACGCGGGTGACTACGTGGAATTGCAGTGCTGGCACAACAGCGGTGGCGCGCTCTCGACGTCGACCGGTGCGGCCGAAACCACGTCTGCGTTCGATGTTCGGTGGGTGCACGCCTAATGTCTACAGAGATTGTGGTTGCAACTGTCGGTGCGGCGGGCGTAGTTGGGGGCGCGCTTGTGTCCGCCGTTCCCGCTGTTCTTTCCATGCGCAGGGCCCGCAACGCCACGGAGGCTGAAGGAACCGCCACACGGGGCAGCGTGGACGTCCTAGGGGCGCGGCTGGCCGAGCGAATCGACGCCGTTAAGAACGAACTCCGGTCCGACGTCGCCGACTTGCACCGCGAAGTGGCCGAGGTACGCGACTGGCAGTCTGCACACAGCACGGCTCACACGCTGGTGCGGATCAGCGACTACAGGCAACGTGAGCGATCTACTAACCGGGGGACGACCCCGAACGCCTAGAAAGGGCAAGCATGTCCATTCAGATTTCCGGCAAGGTTACCGCCGCGACCGTGGCCACCGGCCTATCCACTCTCGTTTTCTCCATCGTGGCGCCGCACGTCGGTGGCGGTCAGATCAGCCCGGACATTGAGGGCCTGGTGGAGTCGGTCATCACCGCTGGCGTTACGTTCGCGGCCGGTTACGCCGCTAAGCACCGGATCCCGGAGGTTGTCGAAAAGGAGGTTCAGACCTTCATCGGCGGCGCCGCTCCGGTTCCGGCCAGCGCGGGTGACCAGCCCGTTGCCTAACCTGGTCGCACTGGTCGGCCGTGCCCGTAGCGGGAAAGACTCCGTTGCGGGCCGGTTGGTCAGCGCGCACGGATTCAAGCGCGTTGCGTTCGCTGACAAGCTGAAAGAGGCCGTGCTCCGGCTCGACCCGCTGATCTTCGGCACGATGCACCTTGCCGAAATGGTGGAGCTGAACGGGTGGGAAGCCGCCAAGTCGCATCCGGAAGTCCGGCGAGTCTTGCAGCACTACGGCCAGACGATTCGGGAGATCGACCCCCGGTTTTGGATTCGGGCAGCGTTCCCGGCCATGCTCGGCGAGACGCACATCGTTGTTTCCGACGTGCGGTATCGCAATGAGGCCGAAGCGCTCCGGGCCGCTGGCTTCACGCTGGTGCGGATCACCCGGCCGGGCGAGCCTCTGTCGGTGGGCAGCGATCACGTGTCTGAGAACGAACTGACCAACTACCCAACGTCGTTGACTCTAGTCAACAGCGGCTCGCTCGCCGACCTACGGGCCAAGGCTGACGCTCTGGCCTGACTCAATTTCCCCCGCTTCGGCGGGGGTTTTTGCGTTTCTGCTACCATTCTGCTATGGAAACCAAAAAGTGCACGGGGTGCGGGGAAGTAAAGCCACTGGCCGAGTTCCCACCCCAAAAGATGGCAAGCGGGGAAATCCGCCGTCGGGCAGATTGTTTCCCGTGCCGTAACAAGCGCGAGCGGGATCGACGGGCGGGAACACTAGAGCCCCGGACCCGCGAGAAACTGCCTCCGGTGGTCAACAAAGACAAGGTCCGTGCGCGCGCGGCCGCTTTGGGCGTCACGCAAGAGGCTATCGAGCGACTTATGGCGTCCCCGTGCTCCGTCTGTGGCGCCGAACCGCGACAGCTCCGGCACAGCGTCTACGGGGACACGGAACCGCTGGCGACCCTTTGCCGGGCCTGCCTGGTCTTCGCAAAGCACGCCGGGACAGCGGATGCCGCTCGACGCGTGGCCGCGCTGTTGGACGGCGAAAGCATCCTCTAGCACGTACTGACGTCAGTATGTGACTTGCGCCGGTTGCGCCCGGGGCACTAGCTTGTTCCCAGCAGACAACAGCGACGGAGGGTGCGGCAATGGGCGGATACGCGGACGGCGCGGACTACATGGACACTGGCGCTGACTTTTGCACCGTCGGCAAGGGTGCTACCCGCCACGTGTACGGGCTGACCGGCGAAACCACGTGGTGCGGGAGGGTTCCCTTCGGGGAGGCAAACGCCAATGGACAGCGCTGCAAGGCTTGCATTGCCGCGATCTTCGCGCACTTTGCCCCGACCCCCGCCGAGTCTGCTATCATCGTGCCCAGCACCACCGACCAGCGCAACACCGACAAGGGAGAAACCGAAATGGCCGCGAAGACCACCGAAACCACTACCCCCGTCGACGCCGAGAAGGTCCGCGACGAAATCAGCGCGACGATCGAGCGACTGACCGCCGTCGCCATCGCCGGAGAGGACGTTGACCCCCTCAAGGCGGAGGCCGAGAAGCTGATCGTTCAGCTCCCCGCAAAGGACCGGGCCAAGCTGCGGGCGCAGGTTCGCACCGCCGCTGACGCGAAGCCCGCCGAGGTTGCCAAGGTTCACGAGGGGAACGTCTTCCACTCGACCGAGGTTGGCACCATCGACACCACGGATTACACGCTCGACGCCGAAACGGTCGAGCTGCGGGACACGGTCGCCGAGAAGATCGTTACCGGCATTCGGAAGCAACTCGCCGTTGTGGACGTGGCCCGCGAAGCCGCCCGCGCGATGATCAGCCTCAAGTCGCACATCATCCACAAGGGTAAGCCCGACCTTAAGGGCAACAGCGCAGAGGCCAAGCGCGCGGCACGTGAGGCGTACGACCGGGTTGCGGACGCGCTGTCGGACCTTGACGAGGACGCCCGCAATGAGCACCGGGACGCGTTCCGCAAGTCCGTGAACAACGTCATGCAGGAGGAAACGATCCTGTGGACGCGCACGCTGGTCGCCGGTTCGCCGGAGGCTCTGCGGTTCCGCATGGTGACCGGTGAGGGCAACGAGGACCCGGGCGCTGCCATCCGTGAGGCTTACGGATACCCGGAGCTGACCCTCTCTGAGAAGCGCAAGGCTGAGCGCGAGATTGCGAACGCTGCGAAGTCCGCGAACGAACTGGAGGCGGGCGAGTCGGACGAGTCGGACGAGTCGGACGACAGCGAGGGTGGCGACGCGACCCCCGAGACTCCGAAGGATTTCGACCTGATCGAGAAGGTCGAAAAGACGCTCGCAAAGGTCGCCAAGACTCCGGCCGGGTACGAGGACTCCGACCTTGACCGCCTGATTGAGGAGGCGTCCGACCTCGGCACGCTGGTCTCTGACCTGATTGCCCGTCTGCGGGCCGAAAAGAAGGCTCGCAAGGAAGCGGGCGAGTAGTCAACGCGGAGCGGGCCCCTGCTGGACAATGAGCCGGTGGGGGCCCGTTCCGTTACCCGCACATACTGACGTCAGTACGCCAAGGCAAGGGGAGAGCAATGGAGTTCGAAATTACCGGCGGGGCGGCAATGGTGGACTACACCGGCCGAAAGATCACGCTGTGTGTCGGCGGGCAGGGGCGCGAAGAGGTGGTGTTGGTCATGACCCCGGAGGTTGCCCGCGCGATCATCGCCGAGATGACGGTCGAGTTGGACGCGTGCAGCGCCCCGGTGGAGACACTGGGAGTTGCACCGAGCGAGCCGGAGATCGTTCGGGCCGAACTGCCGGAGGGCGTCCGCGCCGAGTTGTTCGGAGCCATCGCGGACGGTACGGCGGTAGTGTCGGACATCCGGCGCGTGAACAGCGGATTCGTGTTCACGGCGCGTGTCGGCAACTGGCGCGCCCACGGGGCGCTGGTCAACCGGACGACTGTGGCTATCGTTGCCCTTGAGGAGGTAGACGAGACTGCCGGGATTGCGTTCGAGCCGTTCGGGCCGCTTGTCCGCGCGGAGGCCACGACGGATGAAAAGGTAGCCATCCTCGCTCGCTGGTCGCCGACGCTCCACCCCCGGTGGGCAGAGTTCGGCATCATCGGCAGGGGGCGGGCGGTTCACGTGCGGGAGCGCGGGAAGTCGTCAACGCTCTGCAACCGACCGACCGGCGTAATGTGGCTCGACAGGTCGGAGTGGGCGCGCGACCGGTGCACCCGCTGTAACGCTGCGATGGACGCAAGGGACAACACGCAGCGCTAGAAAGCCCTACAGCGGCCCTAGGACGGCCGAACGCCCCTTCCCGGTCCACGGACTAGGAGGGGGCTTTTTCATGCCCGCAGACGGGCGTACACGGCTTCGCCGGACAGCGGAAGGGCTGCCGGTGGCGAAGTGGTGAAGTGTTGTTGATTCCCGTATCCCTATAAGAAAGCTATAAGGCAAACGGGATTCTTCGCCAAACGGCAACTTCACCATCCGGGCCCCGAGTTACCTGCCCGATCTACCCCCTATGCAAGAGAAACCGCGTAGGAGGTTCTGAAAGTGACCGCAGATATCCGGACCGTACATCGGGGCGGTAGCCGCTTCTATGTGCGCGCTGATCAGCCGGACCGAAAGGCCCCGGGCGTCACGTCGGTAATCGGCATGCTCGCCAAGCCGTTCCTTGCGCCGTGGAACGCGAAGCTAGCCGCAGAGTACGCGGTCGACATGGCCGAGGAACTGCCGCGCATGGTCGAGCGTGACCGGCAAGGAACCATCGACCTGATCAAGGGCGCCGCGCGCCGGTACACGGCCAGCCGTTCCCGCATCGGCAGCGACGCGCACGACATGTTCGAGCGGATGATGCGCGGTGAGCACATCGGCCGGGTGCACCCCGATATGGAGCCGTACCGGACAGGCTTCGCCGAATTCCTCGCTGCCGTCAATCCCGAGCTAGTCCGTGCGGAAGACGTCGCATGGTCCGAGACTCACGATTACGCGGGATCGTTTGACGCGATTCTCCGCGTGTGGTTCGACCCGGACGCCGAGACTCCGACGATCACCCCGGACCGCTCCGGCGTTCCCGCGCTGCTGATTGTCGACTGGAAGACGTCGAAGGATACGCACGCCGAGGTGGCCCTACAGCTCTCCGCCTACGCGAACGCCGATTACGTGCTGACAGCGGACGGCGATAAGTGGGTGATCCCCGAACTCGACGGGGGCGCCGTGCTGCACATCACGCCGGATCAGTGGTCGTTCATTCCCGTGCGCATCGACCGGGACGTGTTCGAGTTCTTTCTAGCGCTCCGGCACGTGTTCACGTGGGACCGGGACGCGAACAAGACCGTGCTAGGCCGCAAGTTGGCCCAGTCGGCGCGCAAGCTGATCACCGGAACTCAGAGGAGGGGCAAGTGAAGCCCGTTGCCGGGGCTCTGGCGCTGTTCCTGCTGGCGCTGGCCGGGGTTTGGGTGAACGTTGCCGCCCCGTGCTCCGCGCTCGACTGGATGCCCGTACACGACATTCCTGCCCGCTGTCTGATCGGAAGGTGACCGATGAAGGAATCGCGTACTGACGTCAGTATGTGGGCGGTAGTCCAGACTGCCGACACTTTCCGCTATCCGGCGGGTAAGACGTGGGGCCCGTATATCCACAAGTGCGACGCGGAAGCCCGCGTGTCAATGCTTCGCCATTTCAAGGGCAACGGCCGGATAGTCCGCGCCGACGGCCCGCCGTGCGCCGAGACTCGCAACAACTGACCTAGGAGAGAACCGAATTGACTGAGACCGTTCGTTACCGTGGCGTTGCCGTTCCCGGCTACGTGGCCCGCAACATCGACTCCGGAACCCATGGCGCCCGTTGGTTCCGCAAGGGTGTCGATGCCGTGCTCGACGCGCCGAAGCCCGCTCCGAAGCCTGCCCCGCTGGTCGAGTTCACTCCGTGGCCGAAGACCCCGCGATTCTTCCGGTACGTCGTGATCACCGAGAAGCTTGACGGCACCAATGCGGCAATCCACATCGTGGAGAACCCGGAGCTGCCGGGTACCTACGTCGTTCAGGCGCAGAGCCGCAACCGCCTCATCTACCCGGGCAAGGGAACCGATAACTACGGCTTCGCGCAGTGGGTTTCGGACAACAGCGCGGCGCTGGTCGAACTTCTCGGCGCTGGTCTCCACTTCGGTGAGTGGTGGGGAGAGGGTATCGGCCGTGGCTACGGCGGCGAGCGGCGTACCTTCTCGCTGTTCAACACCGACCGGCACGCCGGGCTTTACCGCACGCTCGGCGACGCTCGGGTGACTACCGTCCCCGTTCTCTACCACGGCCCGCTGACGGAGGGTATCGTCGGCGATTCGCTGGCGTACCTGCGCGAGACAGGTTCGGAGGCCGTTCCCGGTTTCATGCGCCCGGAGGGCATTTGCGTCTTCCACACGCAGAGTCGGCAGGTTTTCAAGGTCACCCTTGACAATCAGGACGCCGGTAAGTGGGGGGCTGCCGCCTAGGCTTTGCCCGTGAATTGCCCCGCTTCGGCGGGGCTTTTTGCGTTACCGGCCCGATCTACCAAAGGCAGGAAGGAAACACCGCAGAGATTCGGAGAGTGCGCGATGTTCTACACGTTCAACCAGAACAACAGTGGCGGAGGATGCGCCAACGACCACACGCGGGGAATCGGCCCCGTGGTCATCATCGAAGCGGACGACGGCAACCACGCGGAGTACCGCGCTGAGCTGATCGGCCTGTACTTCAATGGCGTCGCGTCCGGCGATGACTGCGAGTGCTGCGGGGATCGCTGGTACGCCCCGTGGGAGGGCAAGAAATACCCGGCGTACTACGACGAAAACGTGACGACCCGACGCGAGGTTCCGGCGCCGGAGGCGAGTGTCTTTGTGCACTACGCCGATGGGCGTGTCATCGGCTACGACAAGTAGGGGAGAGCGAACCATGGTTCAGATTGTTGTGTCCAACGAGAAGATGTTGGAAGCGCTCCGGGACGTTGCCCGCGAGAATCCCGACCGCACATACGACGTTCCACAGCACATGATCGGGCGCGCGGATGCCTCCCTGTGCTTCTACGTCCACAGCGACCCGGAGACCGGCGAAGAGTCGCCCGGCTGCCTCATCGCGCACGCGCTGGTCAAGGTTGGCGTTCCGGTCGAGCGGATGAAGTCGTGGGAGGGTTCCAGCGCTGAGCTGGTCGCATCCTCGCTGACTTCCGGTCTGCGGGCGGACACGCTCGACGTCTTGGCCCGCGCGCAGGATCACCAGGACGCCGGGTACTCGTGGGGTGACGCGCTGAACTACGCGGAGATGCGTCCGGCCGGTGTCGAGTTCTAGCCGGTTACCTCCCCGATCTACCTAGGGCAGGAAGACAAACGCCCGGGTGAATCACTCGGCGCGGCAAACTAATTGGGAGAATGCATGGCTATCCGCGTTTTCGAAACCGACCCCGACGCGAAGCCGAAGGAACGCGTTTCGTACGGCGGTCAGATCGGCACTTTTGCCGCCGGTAGGAAGGATGCCAAGGGTAACCCCGTAGCGCTCCCGTCGTGGCGCATCCTCACCGGCTCGCAGGACGTCGCCGATTCGGTCGCGCAGCTTTTCGGCGGCGCCCCGTTCGACACCGAGTCCGCGAACGATCACCACATCGCCGTGGACACCGACGCGGAAACCGTCCTCATCGTGGTGGACAAGCCGTCCGACCTGCGCGCGGATATGAAGCTGTGGAACCGCTCCGCGCTGATCCACCACTGCGACGGTATCGAGTTCCTTTCGCCGGATGACCAGCGGGGCGACCCGTGCGGATGCCCGGAGACGATGGAGGAGCGCAAGGCGGCCGCGAAGAAGTTCACCGGCCCGTCCCCGTCGATTGAGCTGACGTTCCGGCTCGCCGACGACTACGAACTCGGCGAATTCCGCTTCAAGACGGGTTCGTGGACGCTGGTCGACGTGCTCCACCACGTTGAGAACGCGCTCGACGCGATCGACGGCCCCGCGCTCTGCGAGCTGACCCTAGAGCTGGTGGAGTACACGACGTCAAAGGGCCGCGACGTTTCTTACCGGAAGCCGGTGATTAACGTCCTGAAGTCCTACAACGACGCCATTGCGGATGCGCGCTAAGCGTACGACGTACGGGCCCCGGATATGGGCCATGGTCGCAGCGCAGGCTACTGATGAAGAGATCAGCGAGCCGCTGTGGGAATGGCCGTCCGGGGCCCGCTTGGCGGTGCTGAGAGAACGTCGCCGACGATTCGGAATTGGAGAGAGTGAAGATGGCGGAAGCCCGTAAGAACACAGAGCGCATCGTGACCGTGGTGGAGAGTGTCGCAATGACGCTTTCCATGCATGAAGCGGAGGCTCTGGCGACCATCCTGCGGCACGTTTCCGGCGACCGGAAGCTGAGCCCGCGTAAGCACACCGAAGCCATTGCCCGCGCCCTGCGGGCTGCTGGCGTTGAGGCGTACCGAGGTGAGCAGGGGGACCCGATTCGATGGTTGCTCGGCGGCCCGGACGCCCCGAAGGTTCGCCGCCACGCTGACGAACTGCTGGCTAAGGACTCCATCGGTGGCGGCATCCGGTTTGCCAACTTCACGGCCGAGTGGGACGAGAATTCCCGTGGGTAAGCGGGGCACGGTCACCGACTACGCCGGAGAGGGAATCTACGCGGGCGACCTGATCGCCTATGCGACCCGTTCCGGCAACCGCGTGCGCATGACCGACGCAATTGTCTTGAAGGTCACGGCAGTTCCGGTGACCGCCAAGGGAGTATCGCGACTCGTCCCGATGCTGCAAGTAGAGCCGACCGGCGATGAGTCGGGCTTTGTCGCCCGTGGATCGCTGACGGCGCGCTGGATCAGTGCCGAGCACGCCCGCTTGATTCTGCCGGGTGCCTCACAGCGCAACGAGTAGCCGAAAGGATGGCAGTATGCCACCTAGACCCGACACCTAGCGCCCGGTGTGATTCTTGAAGCCCACGGGGCACCTATTGGAAAGACCGCACCAAACAACGGCCGGACGGTTCCCCAACTTGCGGGCGCTGTCCGGCCGTTGCCGTATCCGCATACTGACGTCAGTACGTGAAGGGGAGAAGTGCAAGAGTGTGAGCTATGCGGGCAGGAAAAGCCGCCGGATGATTTCCTAGCGGGAAAGGCGAAGAAACCTTCCCGGGCCTGCGGAGCCTGTCGGGGCAAGCGGCAAGCGGCGCACAAACGGAACTACTACCGGACCATGGCGCCGGACAAGCGGCACACGCTCACGCACAAGCGGCGGGCGGAAGCCTATGGCGTGGAGCATGCGCCGTATTCGCGCGGTGAGATATTCCGGCGCTGGCGGTGGCTCTGCTGCTACTGCGATGCGCGGGCCACGCACCTAGATCACGTCGAGCCGCTTTCCAAGGGTGGCAGCGACACGGAATCCAACATCGTGCCAGCGTGCGCGAAGTGCAATCTCTCAAAGGGCGCTAAGACGCTCGCGGAATGGATAGGGGTACGCAATGCGGGATGACGCTCTCGGCGCTTTCGCAATTTGGTGTCTCGGCGCGGCCTGCGGGCTTTTCCTGTCGGTCATCATTCACCTGCTGGTCAAGTGAAGACCGATTACGCGTTCGCGCTGATTCTCGGCGGCATGCTGTTCTTTCTCGGCTTTCTTTTGGGGGTGCTCGCCGATGCGGGCTTTTGGTCGCGCTAGCCTCGCGCTGCTGTTTCTCGGCGCGTTCTATTGGCTCGGGTTCCTGCTGGGCTACGGCTACACATCGTAACGGACGACCCCGCAGCCGGCACCGGGTGAACCGGTAAGAAACGGACATTGCGCGCGCTCGGCGCACACGTAGCGTGAGGAACGGGCAGGGACGTTACCTTTCCGATCTAGCCACAGTGAAGGGAGAAACACTGTGGAGATTTCTGAAATCCTTGCCCGTTTCCAGTCCGTATCCGAGACGACCGATGGGTATTTGGCGCTCTGCCCGGCGCACGCCGATTCCAAGCCGTCGCTCCGCCTTTGGTACGGGGAGGATGGAAAGGTCCGCCTCAAGTGCCGTGCCGGTTGCGTACCGGCCGACGTCGTCCGCGCCGCAGGCTTGGAGTGGCGGCACATGTTCAACGCCACGGGCGCGGGTGTGACCGTACCGAAGGAACCGCCGGTCATGGTCGGCCCCGGGCCAATTGCCGCGCTCCGTATGTACGTTGACGCTGCCGCGCTGAATCTGTTCCGGTTCATGGACGCTGGCGCAGAGGACGCGCAGGAATACGCGGAACGCCGCTTCGGAATCACCGGCGAGATTGCGTCGGATCTGATGCTCGGCTACGACAGCGGACGGGAAGAATCGACGCTCGGCGAGCTGCGGTCACCATCGTTCCGTCGGTACCCGCGACTGACCGTCCCGCTCCGGGGCTTCGATGGCGTGGTGCGCGGGCTACAGGGCCGCGACCTTTCGGGGGAGTGCCCCGGCCGGTGGGTGTCCCTGCGCAACCCGGAGGGCGCTCGCTGGGCCCCGTACGGCGTGTTTCACGGGCAGGGTGGCTATGGGGTCACCATCGTGTCGGAAGGGCCCGGAGACGGCCTGTCAGTCGTCCCGGTGGGATACGACGCTGTCGCCATCCGTGGCGCCGCTCTCGCTGGCGTGCCGGAGTTGCTGGCCGAACTTGCCGACGGTTTGCGCGGCACACAGGTCATTGCCGCTGGCGACGCGGACAGGGCTGGGCAGTATTTCAATCGGGCACTCGCCGAAGGTTTGGCGCCGTTCGGTATCCCCGTCTACGCGCTCCCAATCCCCGCTGGCGTTGCGGACGTTACTGCCTGGCGCGAGTCGGATCCGGTGGCGTTCCCGGAGGCTCTGCACGCTGCGGTTAAGGCTGCAAGTCGTGTGCAGGAAAGCCACGTTGTTGCCGCCGAACAGCGCTCCGCAGAGATCACGGACCGAACCGGCGCCGACGTCGTCAGCCGTGACCAGGGCATCGAAGCGGCCCGCCTCTTGTCCGGGCTGATCGACCGCTACGGCGAGTCGGACGCGATGAATGCGCACGCGCTGGTGGCGTGGACGGACGGCCGGATCAAGTATTCGCCGTCGCTCGGTTTCATGGTGTGGAACGGGCGTACGTGGGAGTGCTCAACGGTCAAGGTGCGGCAGGAAATTCACCGCATGGGGGCCGCGCTGGTGCTCGCCGGAGAGACCCAAAAGGCGCGCGGGTTCACGATGACCACCCGCATTGACGCGCTTATGACCGAGCTGCGGTCCGTCCCGACCGTGCACGTTGCGGCCGACGCGTTCGACGCTGCGAACCATCTGCTGAGTTTCACAAACGGCACGGTCGACCTGCGGACGGGCGCCCTGCGACCCCATGATCAGCGCGACCTGATCACGCAAGCGCTCGACATTCGATACATCGCCGACGCGCAGGCCCCGCGCTGGGAATCGTTCCTCGGGGAAATCTTCCCGGGCATGCCGGAAATGGTCCCGTACATTCAGCGGCTTGTGGGCTACGGCATCACCGGCTGCACCGACGAACAGTGTTTCGCCGTGCTGTGGGGGAAGGGCGCGAACGGCAAGTCAGTTTTCACGGACACGCTCACGTCCGTTTTCCGCACGCTCACGAAGACGACCGGGTTTGCCACGTTCGAAGAGAAGCCGAACGGCGGCATCCCGAACGACATTGCGGCGCTGCGGAACGCACGCATGGTCATGGCCAGCGAGGGTGAAGCGGGCAAGCCCATGTCGGAATCCGTCCTCAAGCGGGCGACCGGCAAAGAGATGATGAGTGCGCGGTTCCTGCGCAAGGAATTCTTTGAATTCAAGCCGCGATTCCTCATCATGCTTGCCACCAATCACAAGCCGCGCTTTAAGGGACAGGACGAGGGTCTGTGGCGCCGTGTGCGGCTTATCCCGTTCACCCGATGGTTTGCGCCCGCCGAGCGTGATTACGATCTTGACCGCAAGTTGCTGGCGGAGGCCGAAGGCATTGCGGCGTGGGCGGTTCGCGGAGCGGTCGATTGGTACCGGGGCGGTCTGCGGGATCCCGAGATCGTCACCGCCGCTGGCCGCGAATACAAGGAAACGTCGGACGCGCTCGCCGGATTCTTCCCGGGCATCTTGGAGCGCGGGACCGATGCGGATCAGATTCTCGGCAGCGACGCGTTCGGGCACTATCTCGAATGGTGCGAAGCCGAAAACCTGCCGCAAAAGGAACGATGGACGCGCCGCGCGTTCTACACGGCCATGGAAGAACGCGGAGCCTGGCGCAAGTCCGTAAACAAGGGTGTCGCCCTTATGGGTCTGCGACTCGTCAGCGACCCGACCGCACCCGCCCCGGGCCCGGGGATTTTCGCCAAGTAGCCACCCCTGCGGACCGGTTGCGTACTGACGTCAGTATGTGACCGGTCCGCGCTGCGTAGGAGAGAGACTATGCGCCACCACCCTTACCGCATCGCTGGCGAGTCTGTGAACGTCTACGTGCCGCAGGATGACGCCGACCTTGACGTGTTCCTGGATTGGGTCAAGGGCGCCGCGCTTGCCGGTCCCATCGCGCTGGACACCGAGACGTCCGGACTCCAGATTTTCCGCCCCGGTTACGCGCTCCGGACGGTTCAATTCGGCACGCGCGACACCGCGTTCGTCATTCACTGGGAGCGTGGCGGGCGGTTCCGGCGAGCCGCGCTGATCGCACTTCGGAACATTCGCCGGTTCCTGATCCATAACGCCCCGTTCGATTGGCTGGTGCTCGACCAGCATGCGTGCATCCCGCTGGAAAGCCTCTACCCGCGCACCACGGACACGCAGATCAAGGCGACGCTCCGCGACCCGCGCCAGCCGATGGAAGGTGGCGTGGGGACCGGCCTCAAGCCGCTTGCGGGGCACTACATCGACCCGTCAGCGCCGGACACGCAGGGGGACCTTACGGCCGTGTTCCGGTCGCTGGGCCTGACCAAAGAGACCGGGTTCGCGGGCATCCCGCTCGACCATGACGTCTACAACCTTTACGCCGGGCTTGACGTGATCCTCACTGCGCGCATTGACCCGATTCTGGACAGCGAGCTAGCGCGCATCGGTGTCCGTCCGGCGCTGGTCGAGTATGAACACGAACTCGCCTTTATGGCTGCCTACATGCGGCGCGCGGGCATGGTGCTCGACGTCGATTACACGACGGACCTGCGGGACCGGCTCGCCGACGAACAGAGCGAATTCGCACGGCGCGCGGCCG